AGTGCCTTCGGAGCAACTTCGGCAAAATCGCCGTCAACGAGGGCTGGGGCTGGGATTTGTTTTGTTTCGTCCGCGATAACGGCGAATGGCCTAAGGGCGGACAGATTGAACGGCTCAAGGGCGCTAGGCTCCGGGGCGAGGTTGCCTTGGCCGAGTTGCCCGCCGAAAGCCCGTTCAAGGAGGCACTGACGGGCCTGTATGTCGCTCTCCAATCCAGAGAAGACTGGATACGGGAGAAATACGGGTGAAGTGCGCACACTGCGGAAATTCCGATTTGCCAGGATCGCCGCTAATGGAGTACGGCGGAAAAAGGTCAGGCCCGATGTTTCTGCACCGGGCCTGCTGGGTGGCGAAGATGATGGATTTGTGCGGCAGGGTTTACATTGCCCTACAGAATGCCCGTGAAACAGGTTTTAAGTGATGTTTCACGGGATTTTATTACGTTCTGTAGCCACGAGCATGGAAGAGATGAAAAACCTGCTTCTAGCCCGTGAAATCGCCTCGCTGTTTCACAAGGCGGAAAATCTGGGATGTGGTGATCGGCATGCCCGACCGGGACTTGTGGCCTTCGGTGAAAAGAGCGGCGGAAATCTTGCGGAGCGGCATCCCCTCGGAGCGGAGTTCGATTGCCCTGGCGACGGCGGCTTGCTCGGATGGATTCGGCTCAAGCATGGCGGATCGGCCTTTGCCTGTGACGCGAAAGCCGAAAGGGGCTTGCCCTCCGGTATGTCCGCCCCTCGCTTTCTTTCCATTGCGGCCATCGGCGGTTCGCTCAAGGATCATTCCTTTCTCGAATTCCGCCATCAGGGCCAGCATTCCGAAAAACAGCTTGGCCGTTCCGGAATCCGTCACCGGGTCCGATCCCATGTTGGCGACGATGAGTTTGATCCCATCGGCCCGGAATTGCTCGGCCATGGCGAGAGCGTCAGAGGCGGAGCGGAACAGGCGGTCCATCTTGGCGGCGATGAGAGTGTCCCCAGGTTTGAGCCCCGACATGAGTTCTCCGCCCGCCGGGCGCTTCCCGAGCGGCATTGACCCGGTAACACCGGGATCGGAAAACATCACCGGGTCAACGTCGGAAATCTGCATGGCGATGCCCCGGATTTTCCGTTCCTGGTCCGCGATGGAGCTTTGACCGTCCGCCACTTGGTCGAGCGTAGAGACGCGGGTGTATCCGTAGATGGTCATTCTTCATCATCCCAAACGGATGAATGGAGGTCGGGGTAGAACCTGCGGCACGACATGCAGTCTTCGTCGAAATTTTCAGACTCTTCGGTCGGAAACTTCAAACATCCTTCGCAGGTTAATTCGTAGCTTTCCATGGATTTACCTCCTCGTCGGGGATTCGCATCGGATGTGTTCATACCCATCATCCGTGTATCTGAACTTGTGTGACCATGAAATATGGGCTCCACAGTTACGGCAGTACCTGCGATATGGCTTCATGGCTTCTATCGCAGAATGCGCCGCGTCCTCCGCTCTCCGCCTTTGATCGGAAGTTATTGCATTGAAAACATCTCCGCTCATGTGCGGTTGAGGCCGGAATATGGCTCCGGCTATCGCTCTTG